TACAATACCTTCATCGCTAAATCACGATACAGCCGCTATCTTGACGATAAAGGTCGCAGAGAACACTGGAGTGAAACTGTAGCAAGATACTTTGATTTTATGACAGAGCATCTCAAAACCAAACAAAACTACACATTACCACCTGAGTTAAGAAAAGAATTAGAAACTGCTGTTGTTAATCTTGAAGTGGTTCCATCGATGAGAGCCGTGATGACAGCAGGACCAGCACTGGAGCGTCAGAATGTTGCCGCTTTTAACTGTTCATATTTACCAATTGATGACCCCAAAGCCTTTGACGAAGCGATGTACATTCTTCTCTGTGGCACTGGTGTCGGTTTCTCTGTGGAGCAACAATATGTTTCTAAACTACCTGAAGTCCCTGAGCAGTTGTTTGCTAGTCAAACTACTATTGTGGTGTCGGATTCTAAAGAAGGATGGGCTAAATCACTTAGACAGCTCATTGCTTTATTATATTCTGGTGAAGTTCCAAGGTATGACTTATCCAAAGTTAGACCTGCCGGAGCTAGACTCAAAGTATTCGGAGGTCGTGCTTCTGGACCCGGACCTTTGGAGGAACTTTTTAAGTTCACTATTGCCAAGTTTAGAGGGGCGGTTGGTCGTCGTTTGTCGTCCATTGAGTGTCACGATATTCTGTGCAAAATCGGGGGAGTTGTTGTTGTGGGTGGAGTCAGACGCAGTGCAATGATTTCCTTGTCTGATTTGTCCGACGACAAGATGGCACACGCTAAAGCAGGTAACTGGTGGGATGGTCAAGGGCAACGAGCCTTAGCCAATAACTCTGCCACCTATGCCGAAACACCTAGTATCGGTCAGTTTATGCGTGAATGGACAAGTATTTATGAATCACACTCTGGTGAGCGAGGAATATTTAATCGTGAAGCATCTCAGAAACAGGCAGCAAAGAATGGTCGCAGAGACGAAACCTATGCTTTTGGCACTAATCCCTGTAGCGAAATCATTCTTCGTCCTTATCAGTTTTGTAATCTTTCCAGTTGTATTGTGCGTAGCTACGATACTGTATCTACCTTGGAGAATAAGATTCGCTTGGCAACGATTCTTGGCACATTCCAAGCATCGCTAACAGAGTTTCCTTATCTGCGTAAGATTTGGGAAAAGAACACCAAGGAAGAGGCGTTATTGGGTGTCTCTATGACGGGCATCTGCGATAATCCACTATTGAACAATCCTGATGACGAAGACTTACCTGTACGATTGGAGAGACTACGAGATGTTGCCATTACTACTAATATTGAATTTGCTGCAGCTATTGGTATTAATCAGTCTGTGGCGGTTACTGCTATCAAACCAGAAGGAACCGTTTCTCAGCTTTGCAGTACTGCTTCTGGGATTCATCCTCAGCATAGCAAGTATTACATACGGCGTGTTCGGGCTGATAACAAAGACCCATTAACACAGTTTATGCTCTCCTCTGGCTTTGTCGGTGAGCCTTGCTATTTGAAACCAGACTCTACTACTGTCTTTAGCTTTCCAGTTAAGGTAGATGATGGTGGACTATTGCGTGAAGATTTGACTGCTATCCAACACTTACGATTGTGGTTGCTATTCCAACGGCATTACTGTGAGCATAAACCATCTGTCACCATCTCAGTGCGTGAAGATGAGTGGATGGATGTTGGAGCGTGGGTGTATCGCCACTTCGATGAAGTAACTGGAGTGTCTTTCCTACCGATGGATGGTGGCACTTACAAACAGGCACCTTATTCCGAATGCACTAAAGAAGAGTACGAGCAGTTAAAACTTCTTGTGCCGGAGTCTGTTGATTGGGACAACTTTATTGAGTATGATGACAATGTTAAAGGCGCACAACAATTAGCTTGCAGCGCAGGAAATTGTGAGATTTAATGAAAGTCTGTTCTAAATGTAATCAGCTTAAAGAGTTAGACTTATTTAGTGACGACAAGCGACATTACGATAGTAAACAATCGTGGTGTCGTCCTTGTGGTTATTCTGCTAAAAAAGTAAAACGACTGGCTAATAAAGAAAAAGCTGTTGAATATAAAGGAGGATGTTGTAATAGATGTAAAGCGGTATTTGAGTGTTTAGATGTGTATGATTTTCATCATCTTAACCCCAAATATAAAGAAAACAGCTTAAATAGATTAATGAATTCTACTTGGGATAAAATTATAATTGAGTTAGATAAGTGTGTTTTACTTTGTTCCAACTGCCATAAAATTACTCATTGGGAATTGCGTAATCAGATTTAACCCCTAGGTCGTATCTTCACAGCCCTCTTCGGAGGGCTTTTTTGTTTCTGATAATGTACAAAATGTTACAAAATGGTACTAACTACCTACAAAATGTATCGTATATTACACAAAATTTTTAGTACCATTCTTATCAATAATTAGGGCTTGTCTACGAGGCTTGTCAGAAGTAGTGTTAGGAACGCTTATATGAGTCCAAGAGCCAAATTCTTCGATGATTTGGTCGTACCCTATATTGGCTTCAATGCACGCCTCTACGACCTGTTTAGGGGTCATTCCGGGGACTCTTATATCGGCTGCACAACCTATCCTATGTTGGCTAGTGTCCTTGCTACCGACAGAGTCATTGACTGGTTTAGACCTAAAGCCTGAGTTAATCAGGATAGGCTTGTTTAGGAGGGTTCTAACTTCTTCTAGCAAGGCTGCCAATCTAGTTAGATTAGCGACCTCAGTAGCATTAGGAGTATTGTCTAGGTTCTTACGCTCAGCTACTTCTGAGTGGGTTAGTTCTTCTAAGGTAAAGTTAGGGCTTAGGTTCATCTTTGCCTTTCTTCATATCCATGATTTTCTCTAGCGTTCGCCCACCGAAGTAGAAGGACATAATCAACATTCCCCATTGACCTAGTAATTCAACATAGTTGTTGTTTACTTCTATGTCCCACGCTGACATGGTAGCGAATGTTGAATAGACCAACAAGATAAACACTAGAGTCATCGGTCTTATATTCTTAGACAACCATGAGTCCGAAGCCATGTCAGCTTCTTGACGCTTAGTTAACTCTTGTGCCTCTATGTTATCGGCATTGAGTTCAGCTAACTTACCTTCTTGTTGCATTTGCAGTAGTTCTTTCTGAGCCTTCGCCTTAGCTTCAGGGTCAGGAATGAACTTATCTAGGACTTTCATCCCAACATCAAATAGTGCCATTAATGGTAACATTATTGTTTAACTCCCCAAGTTAGATACCAAGCAATGACCGCAGCCACCGCATAGCACATGAACATTGCTCTACGAACCTTTGCCAAATCGTGTTTAAACTCTCTCGTAAGTTCATTGTCTTGTTTCTCTATCTTTTGTTTAATGGATTCGATTTCACTCCAGCGTTTAGCGCCATGCTTCTTAATGAAATCAGCTTTGACTTTAGCTTCCTCAATACGGATGGTTTCTTGGCGTTGCCATTCCATCATTGCTCTTTTGAAGTACTGCTCTTTAAAGACCTGTGTTTCTTTTATCTGCCGTCGACGCTCTAGGTCTTTCTGCTGTGCTACTGCTGCAGCGTCCTTCTGTACATCGACAATACTCTTAGTGATGGACTTACTAGCCTCACGACTAGCATCCATGCTACTGGTTACAGACTTCGCTCCTTCGAGAAACCCAAATTGGTCGGACATGGAATCATATTCTTAATTATTGTTGGCTTTGTACAACCGCTGGTCTAATAATGATTGCTCTGCTAAAGGCATCTCTAGTTTCAGGAGTCAAGCGAGACATAAATGCAGTTACAATACTTTGCATTTTGTTTGTTGGGATTCCTTCAATAAATGCAGCTAGTTTAGGAGGGTCTAATAACATATCGGCAGCGTAGCGATTAATGTCGTCAGTTACATCTTTCTTGATTAACTTTAAAACAGTATTGGTAATCGTAGCGTAACGGTTAAGCAATTGTGGTAATTCATATGCTTGCTGTCCTGCAACCTTAGACATACTTGCTAATTCTTCTGATTTAGCTTTACGCTGTACATCCACTAATACTTTATTAATATCGCCAATTTGCTGTGGTGTTAATACATCTTCTAGTTTAGAAAAACGATTCTGTCCTGTTGACCGTTTAATAATGGAAGCTCCATTTTCAACAGCAGCAGCAAACTGTGCGGCTCTCTCTTTGTTTCCTAAAGGAGTTCCTAATTGCTTTTCCAGTGCCTGTGCAATTTGCATTTGATTAATCTTAGTAGACTCTTTCTGGAAAGTATCTAAGTATTTCTGCCAAGTTGAATTCTCTCTCTTAACTCCAGACTCACTTGCTTTTATGATAGCATTATCAATATAGTCTTTGACATTTTTCTCTAAGCCGCTAGTTAGTTTAGCATCCCAGTTTTGGGATTCCTGTGAAAACTTCTTAATGTCATTGCCGATTTCTTTACGAATTGTATACAAATCTCTTGAATCAATAATTCCAGTAGCGGGGTCTGTTAGACGAGTTAATTTCTCTTTCAATGAACTAAATACATTAGTCACCACATCGGAAGCCCGTTCACCGGGTTTCTGAAGAATTGTATCTACATTATCAATAATAGACTGTACTCGTAAAGGATAAAAACCTTCATCAGCTAAACTTTGCAATTGAAACTTCTTAAACTCTGCTTCTGCCTGACGCTGAGCCGCAATGTTTTTAGATAGAGTTGAACCTTGTAGGTTTTCTACAATCCTATTGTAATTCTGACTATATTCTGGCGATACTCTAGGATAGCCCGGTACAGGAAAGAACTCCCGTGATAACTGCTGTTGCTGCATTGCTTCTGTTTCTAGTTTACCGCCAACTTGCAATGCCCCTGCTTTACTTTTAAACTTCTCAGCAATCTGCTGTTCTAATCTAGGAGCAACCTGCCCTGCAATATTTGCTTGAGATAATACATCTTCTCTTAATGGTTCTGTAACACGAGTTCTATTTGCAATAGCCTCTAAAATGTCTTCTTCTGTACCGCCTGTTTTCTGTAGTACTTGCTGTCTTGCTGTTTGCTGTGCTACATCCCGTACAGCAAAATCAGCGGATATTCCTTTTTGTGGTGAGGTTTCTAATGCCTTCTGGTAGGCAGCTAATCCGGTAGCTGCTGGAATATCAGCAATTGCTTCGGCGGCTGTTGGTTTAGAGCCGGGAACAGTTTCAGGGGCGTTGCGTAATGCAGCAATAATCTTCTCAGGTTCTTTGCTGGCGAGTTCTTGGAGTCTTTCTTGTAGAATAGCTTTCTGACCAGTAGTGGTAAGAGGCTTTACAAACTCTTTAGAAATGTTATAAACACCTTTACCTAAATCAATACCGGAGCTTAGTAAACCTCCTAATACCGCACCAAAACCAATTTGACTAATCTTCTCTGATAATAAATTCTTAGCATCTTCTGCAGGAGTTAGAGCGCCTAAAACAGCACCCTGTCCTGCATATTGAGCTGCTCTACCTGTTGTCGTTGCTGCGGTAGCTGCTGGTAAAAAGCGATTTAGAGGATTGACAATTGTCCCGACTACTTCACCAACATCTAATCCTTGACCACCAAGTTCTGTTCTTGCTTCTTTATATCGACTTAGTAAATCCTGAGTTCGTTCTGGAGCAACAAATTGTCCTACTGCTAATGCTGGATTTACGATTCCTTTTCCAATTCCTAGCAAAGTACGACCAATTGCTTTTTCTCTTTCAGAAGGAGCCTCACCACTGAAGCCTACATCTTCAGGTGAAGACGGAGCCATCTGCTCTGCAGTGTATTCTGTTTGGCGTGGTCTGGTTGGCTGTGCTGAAACACCTAAATAAGATTGAATCTTAGCAATCGCTTGTTCGTTTGACAATCCGTCTGGAAGGTCATAATGAACACCTTCGTATTGATATACTGGCATAATTGTCCTTATTTTAACACTATTGGATTAGCGGCTGTACCTTGTTTACCAGCCTCCGGCGTTGTTCCGGTTGGTGTTGCTTTTCCTGATTTACGAACAGTGTCTCTCCAATTAGAATAATGGAATTCTATTTTATCTAATGCTTCTTTTAATTGAGTAGGACTTTGGTCTTGGTCTAATGAAGCAATTGTAGATTGTAACGCAATTAATTCCTGAACCGCAACTTGACCCAAAGCACCACCAGTTGGAGACGCATCACGCATTTGTTGCAGTCTATCGAATCCTAAGTTAGCCTTAATAGTATTCAGACGCTTAGATAAGTCTTTTGCACTAGTTAATGGAACAACCGACAAAAGCGAACCAGCGCCAGCTGTGAATCCTGATACCATATTTTTAGCTTCTTTAACTTCGTTAATAACTCTATCAGCAGCACCAATCGCCATATCAGCAGCTTGTTGTTGTTTATCTAGTTTTTCTTGTCTCTTTTCGTCCGCAGTGTCTCGTCTAATATTTATGAGTTCTTGTTTATACTCAGCATTTATACGAGCTATTTCTTTCTGGTCAGCTCCTCGTTGTCTTGCTTGTTCTAACAATGCATCATTTCGTTCACGAGCAATTTGAATCTGTGTATCACGAGTTGCTTGTCGCTCGTCTATTTTAGTTCTAATTTCCAATGCTTTTTTAGCAAGTGCATCAGCAATATCAGGACGACCAGCAGCAGTTGCCTGTTGTGCGCCTTTTGTCAGAGACTCAAGGTCTGTAAAGTCAACACCACTTAATAACTGCTGTTGTTGAGATACACGCTGCATTAATGGGTCTTCGACACCAAACACACCTCCTAGTTCTCTGATTCCTCTAGCGCCCATAACATTAGCACCTAAGACAGAGCCTAAACCGGGTTGTTGTCCTTCTGCAGTAGCAACCTTGCTTGCAAAATCTAGCATTTGTTGTTCACGGGCAATGTTCAGAGCTTCAGGAGAAGCCCCAAATAGACCACCTACAATACTATCAAACTGTTGTGCCATGATTATTCCTTATGCTAACCAATTCTGAATTGCTGGGATTTGGCTAAAGATACCGCCAACAGTATTACCTACCCCAGTTGCTACTTGTCCTAACTGATTGTAAGTACCCTGCATTGCTGCATTACCTAATAATGAACCCTCAGCAGCTAGTTGAGCAGCTTGTCGTTGTCCTGTCAATCCAAGTTGACCAGCGTATGCACCAGAAGCTGCTTGAGCTTTTGCTAAGTCTGTTGACAATGCTAATGGTTTCTGAGCCATTGCTTCTAAAGTACCTGCTTGCCCAAACAATCCTGTTCCTGTAGCAATTTGCTGATTCAGTAGATTCTGAGCATAAGTAGGTGCGTTAGCACGCAAAACAGCATCTTCTCTAGCGAGTGCATTATAGTATGCAGCCATCTCAGGATTTGTAGCCATCAAGCCAGCAGCATTGGGAGCATAACCAGCAACAGTGCCACCAGTAGCAAGACCAGTAGTACCACGCTGATATTGACGATTACGCAATTGTGCTAATTGTTGCTCACGGCTTGGTGCTAATAATCCTTGTTGCTGTGCAATATACTGTTCCTGTATTGCTTGTGTGTCTGCAGTTGTGGGCAACGCTTGTGCGCCTAGACTGAACAAACGCTGACGCTGTGCAGCGACTTCAGGAGTCTCGGTATATCCAGCAGATATTAACTGACCTGTAGTTGGGTCTACTTGGAATTGTGACTGACCAAAAGCAGTAGTGATACCAATAGGTTTAAATGTAGCTTGTTGTTGCGCTCTAGCGGCAGCCTGTGCCACTTGTTGCGACTGTTGGTTATAAGCATTCTGAATTGCTTGGCGTTGTTGACTAGACAAATACGCATTAACACCACCGCCGAGTAAACCACCTAAACCCGTATTTCCAGTCGCTCCGCCTTGTCCTGCTGGACGGTTACCGCCACCAAGTAATGATTTAACTGCTTGTGTTCCAAGCTGTTTAACAATATTTAATGCCGTGTTTGTATCCGTACCGTCCCGACTCGCAATCACAGCAGCAAGCTGAGTGTCGGACATATTTTCGTATGGGTTTGCTGGAGCTGCTCCTCCGTAGAAACCTCCATCTTGAGCTTCTACATCCCCTAAGTTTAATGGTGGATTAACAAACGCTAATCCAGCATCGGCATTATTACCGAATATGTCATAAAAATTCTCATCCATACCTGTAGTTCCTGTAGTTATTCCTGCTGCTTGTAACTCCGCTTGTGTTAATGGTCTATTCGGTATAATATCACCGCTATTAATAGCATTTTGCCATGCTTGATAAGTAGGGTCAACACCAACATCGGATGTTGTTCCTGAAGTATTACTCGCTACTACATTGCTTGGCACTGTTGATGGGGTAAACAGATTACCGACAGCATCAACTCCATAGTTTACGCCTTGTGTAATACCAGCATTGGTAACACCAGACAACAAACCTGTTACTGGGTCTCTTCCAGACAACACAGCACTTGTTGCACCAGATGTTCCGCCTTGTGCTAAGTTACCGGCTAACTGTGAACCTGTTTCACCCGCAACAGCACCACCTACTTCACCACCAACTTGACCTGCAACATACGAAACAGCAGCATCTCTAGCGATGTCTTCAATGTCATTACCTTGTGCTGCTGAAATACCAGCACTTGCTACGGCACTTCCTAAAGGACCACCAACATAGTATGCACCAAGTTTAATAGCAGTGTTAACTGGGTCATCAATAACTGGTTGTATGACTGCATTGTCAATGATTTCACCAGCATCGCCGATGAATTCACCAACATCTTCGACAGCACCTAATAGACCACCATCACCACCTGAAGTACCTAGTACATCAGAAATGGGGTCTGTTATCGCTGATACAAATCCGCCTCCGCCACCCATTATTTAATCTCCAGTGACCATGCAAACGACTTACCCTTCTTCTTTACTTCTACAGGTAAGTTCATCTTTTGCATCATTGTTA